ACTGGATTAACGGCTATCTACCTGATAGGACTTTTGGTGCTGGGACCACAGTTTATGGAGAATCTAGTAATGATAGATGGTCCCTCTCTGCGCTAGAGCCAAGTGCTACAGATAATCCTTACTACTCAGTGAGGACATCAAACTTTGTAGATTATAAAAACAATCTAATTAATGAAACAAAAGGCGTTGGTCCTGCTTCTAGCACATACATGGGAGTTCTAGTTCCCTCGGAAGATATTTTAGGTAATCCAAGAACAGGCACCACAACTCTTCCTGGAGCTTATTCCGTTCCCGAATTAAATACTATCAGCAGGAGAATATCAAAAACGGACACAGGGCCTGACGTTTATAGTACATTCACGTTGGCTGAGGCCGATATTGTAAACATAGCTACAAGTGCTGTAATAAACGATGAGGTAGTTAATAAAGATCTCATTTATCATAACGCTGAAATTGTTTTTGATGTTGATGCTGGCGAGTATGTAGAAGATTTCCGAATAGATCACAGCACCGATATACCACAAAAAGACTATGCTCGTAGGATAACCTATACAGCAGCCAGCGATAGCGGACATCAGGGGTACGACAACAGTGGTGTTAGGATTGTGTCTGTTGCTGGTGCGGTTGGAAATCACGTTGAAATAAAGGACAGTTATACTACGTTTGATAATTTTGTTATCCATAACATAAATGAATCTCTCACTCAAACAAAAGTTAACTTTACTGTTAAGTCAGGTCCTGTAGGTGTTATAGTAAAAAATAACATTATAGAAACATTTAATAACAGGCAAGCAGTTAGATTAGGGCAAGACTTTGCGGGCTCTGAGTATGAGCCTATAGAAGTTTTTAATAACGTAATCCGAGCAGACAGAAGTAATAATCAATACGCCATATACATATACAATAATAGCAGCGGAGATCTATACACTAGGTTGTTAAACAACACTGTACTTGGTAACGTAAATATCCCTGCAATAGGCACTGCCGCAGCAACTATAGGAACTTCAGTTGCTCATGAAATGAGTAACAACCTCGTTCTAAGTGATCGAGCGACTGCCTTCAACGTCATCCCTACAGGAGAAAACAACTTTGGACCCTCTGTTCAAGCATGGCCCGTTGCCATTCAAGGATCTCCCTATCCAATAACACCAACCTTCTCAATCACCGACCCCTCATCCAGCCCATCAACGGACTTTGCGGTGTACATGGGGGTAACTAAAGCTTTAATAGATATGTCAGGCAACGCTGTGTGGCAGAAAGGTATGGGACCAGCTTCCAGTACCCTCGTACCTACTACTGACATCTTAGGCAACCCTAGGAGTGGCCTTACTGCAAACCCAGGAGCGTTTGAACTAGACGGAAACTTCCCTGTTATAGAGGTTCTAAGAACAATTGGACCGAGTAGAGATTATTCTACGTTTAGTTTGGCTGAGTCGGATGTTGTAGATATTGCTACTAGCGCCATTGGTGGCGAGGATCTAAGATACTACAACGGAAAAATAAAATTTGAGGCGGACGCGGGGACGTATGCGGAGAGCGTGAGCTTCAACAGCTCGTTGACGACGGACGCGACTCGCAACGTCACCTATCGTCCAGCAAGCGGCAGCGAGCACGGGGGGAGCCTTAGCTCGGGCGTGATTGTGAGTGGCTCCAGTGGAAACACGGCAGGGCTCTACGACGACTTTATCCACTTCGAGGGCATCGTCCTCAAGAGTTCCGCGTCCTACGCCCTCGCAATCGGCGCGGATGGAGTCACCGTGGACGGTCTAGTTCTGGCAAACACGAACTCGGACGTCGCGATCTTTCAGAATGGCACGGCTCTGAACCCCGTGCGCTGTCTGAATTGCGTCGCGCACGCGACCAACGGATACGGGTTCTATATCTTCGGGACGAGCACAGCGGCTCACGTTCATCTGGTCAACAGCACGGCGATCGTCTCCTCCGGCAGCTATGCAATTCGCAACTATGGCAGCGCCGCGAACCTGACGCTAATCAATCACCTCGGGCTCGTGACAAGCGGCGCGGCTTATCAAGCAGTCGCAAGCCCGACGATCACGGGGAGCAATTGCTTCTCAACGGGAACTGGCCCTTTCCCCGCCGCCATCCAAGGCTCCCCTTATCCAGTTACTACTACGACCAGACTTGATCCTTCTTCTGTTTCTGGTGCTGATGATTATGCAATCTTCCTACCAAGAACAGGTCAGTTGGCTGACGCTGAACAGAACGTGGTTCTCAGTGGTGGTGTTGGTCCTGCATCTAGCACACTTGTTCCTACTACGGACATTCAAGGCAACCCAAGATCAGGAGCCACAGCTAACCCAGGAGCTTTCGAGGTCGCTCTACCTCTCACAGAAACCATAAGGACCATTGGAGCTAGTGGACAAGACTACACTACTATATCTCTAGCTCTTGGTGATATGCCTGACATTGCGCTGAGTGCTTTCGGTAGCACAGACATCGCATCAAAAAACGCTAGGATTACTTTCCATATTGTTCCTGGATCTTATGCTAGAGCTACAAACATCTCTAATACAGTTTCGGGTGATTCAGATAGATTTATTACTCTTAGTTCTACTGAGCCTTTAGGTGCTGTAGTAAACAAAGGTTCGATAGCATTTAATGCCTTTACATTCGCAGAACCAGCGGAGTATTTTAAATTCAAAGGTATTTATGCTGCTGGAACAGTTGGTGGTTTCGCTGTTGCAAATACCCCCTTCAGAGGGATTACCGTCGAAAGCTGCTTTCTGGAGACCGAATCGACTCCACAATATGCGGGGTGGCGGGGGCAAGGAGCGGTGGCCTATGCAGGAACTGAAGATGATCCTCTGGTGCTTATTAACAACATAGGAGCAACTCCTAACCTTGTTCAACTAGAGCATTCTGGCGCAGCTTGCAACGTTAGCGCCGTAAACAACACACTTGTAAAGAATTTTGAAGGAAACTATACCAAGGGAATGTTCCATACAGAGCAAGCCGTATCAAATAAGTTCCGCCTGTACAATAACATCAACCTAAATGAGGGAACTGCGGACAATCAAGGTTTTGTAAGAATTCAAAACGGAACTATTGATGTGTCGGGTGCGGGGAACGTATCCAAAGTAAACCCCACTCAAGGTGCTGAGGCTCTTGGAATAGGTGTTGATCTTCCAATCACTAGATCATTATCTCCAGACACCTCTAGTGCTATCTTTGTTGGAACTTCAGGTATCTTGTTCGACAATGCGAACAACGAAGCTATTGGACGAGGAGCAAGTTCGTTTGCTCCTACAACTGACATCCTGGGAAACACTAGAGTAGGTAATAACCCAGGTGCTTGGGGCACAACTGTCTCCTCTGTAGATACATCTACCTTTAGTATAGGTACAAGTGGTAGAGACTTTACCACATTCACACTAGCTAATGCAACTATCGCAGATATGGTGGGATCTAGTCTTGTTGTAGACAATACTAAAGTAAACTTCGATGTTCATAATGATGATGTTTTCCGTGAGTCGGTTAACTTTGGAACAAACCTAGAGGCTGATGAAGATAGATTCATTACATATCAGGCTGCTTCTGGCGATCAACACAACGGCCTTATAGGAACTGGATCCCGCCTAGAGACCAGTGTTGGAGGTCACACGCTTCAAGATGATTATACTATTTTTGACGGGTTAGCCTTCGGTTTAGTAGGAGTGCAAAACTCCAAATCGCTTTTCGATCTTACCCAGGACACCAACACTAAAGAAGGAACTATTTTCCAAAACTGTATATTCTATGATGAAACAGGCAATTCCAACATAGGCATTGATGGAAGAACTAAATATAACCTAGGTTCTCAGACGGACCCCATTGAGATAGACAATGGAGTATTCTATAACTTTGCTTTCCCAGTCAGTTATGGATACAATGGAGGCGATAATTTTGAACACAGATTTGAGCTAATTAACTGCTCTTTCTTAGGCAACGATAGGGCTATTAGAGTTGACCTCAGATCAACTAATAGCACCGTGTATAGTAAGCTTGTAAACCTTCTTGCTTACAACTCTACAGTAGCGGATCTGGAAGAAATTTCTGGCGCAGCTACACACTCCACTTTAGGAAGTAGACAAAACTACGGACTCAGAGGAGACTTTCCTGGATTAGGTAGTAGGAACCCTGTGTCGGGAACGACTGATCTCGATCCACAAACTTCAGGATTCCATGCTATTCATGTTGCGTCGGGTGATCCAACTCCTGCAATTGATAGCGACAATGATATACTAAGCCAGGGCATTGGCCCTCTTGTTGTGTCTGATGTTCCTCAGTTTGATATACTAGGAGTAGAGAGGCCACAGACTCAATGTGAGCCTGGAGCTTTCCAAGTGAGTGGTGGAGGAGTTATAATTCCAGAAAAACCTACCAATCCCTCACCAGCATATGAGGCTACAGATGTTGAGGCTAACCCCACAATATCTTGGGTGGACGACCCTGTGACTGCGCCTACTGGTTGGAAGGTTTACTTCTCAACTTCACCCATTTTCACTGAGGCTGATGTTGTACACAGAGGCCCCGCTGGATTTAAGCTTGAAGAAGCGTTAGAAGAAAGCACTAATTACTTCTGGAAAGTGGTAAGCACTAAAGATTATGGAGATGCTACCGCTGTCACTAATGGCCCCACCTGGGAATTCTTAACATCAAACAGCTTCGTCCCTCCTTCTCCAGATACTCCAGGCAAAAATGAGTCTGTATCTACTGATTGGAGTGCGTCCTCAGTATTTAGTCGAAGCCGTAGTTGGGGTACTAGGGAGGGGGATGTTCGAGCTAAGATATTCAAGATGACCCAGGCTAAGTCTAACATATCGTTCGTATACAGAGAGTCCTTAAGATCCATGATAGCCTCTTTCAACGATATCGGATACTTTAACTCTGAAGATGCTTTTGTGGATGTTCAATGTGTGCATGGCAACGCAGAAAGAACCATAGCCAAACTTAAACAAGAAAACAATATCATTCTTCCAATTATATCTGTTTCTCAGACTGTATCGGACAACGATGATGATCGGCGTAGGTATGAGAGCGTCCTGATTCACGAAAAATATTGGGACGAAGAAATGAATAGAGCCATTAGAATCGTTAGCCTAGCGCCTAGACCTGTAAATATTAAGTATCAGGTTAATGTTTGGTGCAAGTACATGGCTGATATGGATCAAATCCTTGAACAAATAAGATTGAAATTCAACCCTGAAATGGATATTTACACCACCTACTCAACGCTTGCAAAGGCTTCTGTAGACAGTGAGGAGGCTGTGGGTAGCATGTCTGCTAAAGATAAAGAAGATAGAGTTATTAAGAAAACACTAAACGTAACTCTAAAGACGTACATTCCCAGCCCCAAGTTCCTAATAACTTCTACGGGTCAAATCGAAGAGTTTAAAATAAAGACGGACTAATGCCACTTATCTCAGACGAAGGAACAGCCGCAACCTGCGGACACCCACAGACGGGCAGCAGTAAGGTATTTGTTGTCGGAAAGGGAGCTTGTCGCGTAGGGGTGGATACTGCTGGAGGAGTTATACTAGGTCCTGGGGCTCCTAAAGTATTTGTAGAGAATAGCGTTGTTTCCCTGGTCGCAGATAATATCGCTGGACATGGGTTCCTTCCGCACTCATCGCCAGTGACTCAGGTAACACAAGATAAAGTGTTTGCTCAGTAAAAAAGTTTCACAAAAACCAGCAAGAAAGGGTACATACTAAAGAGAGGATTAGTCATGAAGGTTGTAAAAAACGATTGTATGCAAACAATTACAGTATACTTCAACACAGAAACGGGGTGTCTTGAAAAGTACATGAAGCCTGGGGAGTCCATTGTGGTTCCTGAGGCGTACATAACAGAACAGATCAAAACTCTGCACCGTCGCAGAATTTTTAAAATTTCTAACGCTTGAGGACTAAGTTATGCCTAATTATGTGAGCCCTGGTGTTTACACCATTGAGAAAGACATTTCCGATTACGCACCTTCGATTAACACATCAATCGTAGGTATTGTTGGTTTCGCCTCTAAAGGACCTACCAACAAAGCTACCCTGATTACCGATCAGAACAAGTTGATCAGAACCTTTGGTGAGCCTAGTGAGGATATCGTAGGTCAGGCTCTTGAGGGCGGTCTTGAAATTCTAGAGACAACGAACTCTCTCTACTTTGTTCGAGCCGCTAACGAGTCTGCTGCTGATGCCTCCGCTACAATGCCTTTAGGAAGCTGCCCTGCGCTAATCGTCTCTGGTCCTGATGCGGGCGTTGATGTAGCAAACTGCTTCGGAGGAACAGGCACTGGAGCTAGTGCTCTTACTCTTAGAATTCAAGTCACCGACAACGAAGGTGCGGCTCAGTTCACAGACAATGGTGGAGCAGGTAAGGATTTTGTTGTTCCCGTAGGAACTGCTCCATCACAGGCCGCTGCCCTAAGGAGCATTATTGGTGGCGCTCTGGATGCTGACAAGGTTGGCGTCTTCGACGATGATGCCGTAGGAACGAGCAACCTGGGTCTGTCTGGAGCAATCGTAGGCAGCTTCGCTGGATCAGGCGCTACTCTTTCAGTAAGTTCTTGTTCTGGAACAACTTTTGATCCCGCTAAAGGTGCTGATGCACTCAGGCAAGTATATTCGCCTAGTGCTGGAAGCGCGGGCTTCGGAGCTTCTGGTGATTTAGTATCCGCCATCAAGGTTTTTGGATCTACGTTCATGACCTCGGAGGAAACTGCTGCTACTGGGTGCTCCTATGACATTGAAAGTCTTTTTCCTGGTACTGGGTACAACGGCGGTGTTAAAACGAACGGAGATACTAGTGGCAACACTATAACTATCAACGGCCTAGGCTCTCAAAACTTTAGTGTTGTCGTCAACCAAGACGGTGTTGCTGAAGAAACCTTTAAGGGCAGTTTTGTAGGCTCTGGTGTATTCCTTGAGGACGTAATTAATACTGGTCAGGATAACCCAACTTCTGAACTAATCAAAGGTAACTTAACAAAAGGTGGGTCCGATGCCACTGCTGCTAGACTTGTTCGTTTTATAGACACCGCCGAAACTCTTTTTGGAAGTGGATTGTTCAAAGTTAGGACTAAGGCTATTGTTGGTGGAGGCATCACGGGAGAAGTGGAGTATGCCCCTCTGACCGATGCTGGAGGTAGATTCGTAAAGCTCGTACAGTCTGCGGCAACTAACCTTGCTGGAGGAACTAACGGAGACGACTCCGATCAAACAACCTCTCTCATAGGTGATGCCACAGAGGATCCCAAGACGGGTATGCAAGCTCTTGACGATCCGATTCTTAACATCGGTATAGCTTTAGTTCCTGGAGTGTACACGCAAGCTGTACAGAATGCTTTAATTACTCTCGCTGAGACCACACAAAACTTCTTGGCGCTGGTTGCACCTCCTCTTGCTATCGGCACAGTTCAAAATGCTATCGACTGGAGTAACGGAAAGTCCTCTAGCACGGCAGGTTCCAGAACTGCTGCGATCAACAGTTCCTATGCTGCCATCTACTGGCCTCATGTCAAGATTTTCTCTACCTTCGACGGTAAGGATCGTTTCCTAGATCCTACTATCTTTGCGGCTCGTCAGATGGCCTACACCGATGCGGTTGCCGATAGCTGGTTTGCTCCTGCTGGTTTCCGTAGAGGTCGCCTCACTAAGCCCTCAGAGACTGAGGTTAAGCTCAACCAAGGCGATAGAGACAGCCTGTACAGCGGAGGTAACGTAATCAACCCCATCGTTAACTTCCCGCAGCAGGGTATCACTATCTTTGGTCAAAGAACTACTCAAAGAAACCCAACGGCACTCGACCGTATCAATGTCCGCAGACTCATGATCTACATTCGTAAGATCATCCTTCTCTCTACGCAGAGATTTGTCTTCGAGCCTAACGACGAGTTTACTTGGGCGCAGATTGAGGGAGTTCTCAACCCCTTCCTTGATGACATCCGCAGAAGGCGGGGCATCACTGAGTTCCGTGTCGTATGTGACGAGACAGTGAACACTCCAATCAGAGTTGATCGTAACGAACTCTGGACTAAGGTTCTTGTTAAGCCTACCAAGACTGCTGAGATCCTCATCTTTGAAATTAACCTGACGAACCAGTCGGCTCAGTTAGGAAACCTATAAGGAGATAACTAATGGCAACATCTTACTATAAGGAAAAGTACGGAAGAAATTTCACCCCAGGTCAGGGTCTTCCTACCGTGTCCACTGATCTAGATTCCGTCAGGACATATCAGTTCGAGATTCACTTCTTCGGACTGCCTGAGGACATCACAAACTCAACAGATCTTACCCTCGCTGCGAAGCAGGTTGGTGGTCTTTCCATGAAGAACGAAGCTATCACGATTGATCGTGTCAATGATAAGCTTCACTACCCAGGCAAGACCACTCCAGGGGACCTTACGGTTACCTTCGATAACCTTTATCTTAGAGAGACCGCTTCTGATCTGTTCCGCTTCTTCAAGCACACCTATGATCCTGTCACTGGTGAGATGACGAAGAGTGCCCAGCCTGGAGGTCAAGCAGGAGTTACGTTCAAGGCAGACAAAGTTGAAGTTGTGATGCTGGACAACACTTTAACTCCTCACTCAACCATCGAGCTTTACGGAGTGTATCCATCTTCTTGGGAAGCTTCTGAGTTTAACTACGCTCAGAGCCAGTTTCACACGCTTACGGTTACCTTCAAGTACGACTTCATGAACGTCTACAACTACTCAAACCCCTCCTGATCAAGGAAAATTAGTAGGTTTTTAGCCCCGTCCTTTACCTGTGTGGGCGGGGCTATTTTTTTCATCTATTATAAGGTATGGATTATTTCTCAGAACTACTGGAGAGCTATGGTAAGCTCAAGAAGAGGACCTATAAGCTTACATATATCACTGAGCAGGTAGGCAATCCTGAAGCGGAACTTATTAACATACTTAAAAATGCTCCCGAAGGAGATGAAGCTCCCATAAC